CACATTGATGCGGTGATCGCTGGCACTTTAAAGCCGGGAAGCCACGACTGATACCAGCCCCGGCCATCGCATCACCCTATTTTGAAGGAGGCGCCGCTCGTGAGAGCCGCGCAATCGCAATGTCCAACACGCGATACGACTGGGAAGCCGTCGAGCGGGACTACCGCACCGGCCGCTACTCATTGACCGAGCTGTCGTCCATGCACGGCCCCGCCAAGCCGACCATCGGCTCCCGCGCCAAGCACGAGGGCTGGACGAAAGACCTGTCCGGACCCGTTCGCCAGCGCACACGCGAGAAGCTGACCCGCGGCGTGCTCTCCGATGAGGCCCTGGAGGCCCTGGAGGGCGACGACCGGGCGATTGTCGAGGAGGTATCCAGCGTCAGCGCCGCCGTGGTCAAGGGCCATCGCAAGCAGCTGACCGCCTGGCGGGAGATCCTGGACAAGTACACCGACCGCGTGACCACCCAGCTGGATGCCGAAAAGCTCCAGGTGATGGACAAGTCGGGCGAGCGCGTCGAGATCGACGTGCCGCTGGACTACATCGGTAAGTCGCTCAACGCCGGCACGCAAGCGCTTGACCGCGTGGTGCGCCTGGAGCGCGAGAGCTATAGGCTGGATGACGAGGGCGGCGACGAGCCGGCCGAGGCCCGCCTCAGTGACGACCAACTGCGCGCGCGCATCGCCGAGCTGGAGGCCAAGCGCCAGGAAACGGCATGACCCCGGCGGAGGAGCGCGAATACCTGCGCCTGCTCGAGGAGGAACAGAAGCGCCGCAAGTACAACCTGATCGGCCAGCTGTTCCCCGATACCGGGCCGTACCGTCGCGCACTGTATGCCAAACACACGGAGTTCTTCCGCGCCGGCGCCTTCCACAAGGAACGGCTGTTCATGGCCGGCAACCGCGTCGGCAAGACGATTGCCGGCGGGGGCGAGCTGACCTGGCACCTGACCGGCGAGTACCCCGAGTGGTGGCAAGGGCGCCGCTTCACCAAGGCGATCACCGCCCTGGCCGCGGGCGACACCTCACAGACCACCCGCGACATCATCCAGACCAAGCTACTCGGCGGGCTGTGGGACACGCCCGAGTTCGGCAGCGGGCTGATTCCGTTGCGCGACCTGGGCAAGCCGACACCCGCGCGTGGCGTGGCCAATCTCTACGAGGAGATCCGCGTCAAGCACGTCTCCGGCGACTGGTCGCGGCTGATGCTGCGCTCGTATGACCAGGGCCGGCGGATCTTCCAGGGCACAGAGCAGGACGTGGTGTGGCTGGACGAGGAGGTGCCCAAGGCCGTCTACGACGAGGCACTGATCCGCACCATGACCACCCGCGGCATCGTGATGATGACATTCACCCCGCTGTCTGGCCTCACCGAACTTGTGGTGTCCTTCCTCGAGGCCCGACACGAACAGGAGCCCGTTTAATGATTAGCGCTTACCAAGACCTAGAAGGAAGTATCCCGGCAAAAGAGGGTGACGCCGTGGCCCTGCTGCTTAGCGGGGGTGATAGGTTGGTCCAACCTGATCCAGCGTTGCGGCCGGTGATAGGCAAAATCGTCAAAGGCACAGAGGGACGGGATGCCTATATCTACAAAAACTCAGGCTGGCATATGTACCCCAAGGAGCCCGTTTGATGACCGATGACGTTGATCCAATTCAGGGCGAGTACCTGCCCGGCACGCTGTCCGCCAAGTACCAGGCGGGGCGTACCACATCGACCGTCAAGCGCCTGTCCGACATGGTGCGCGAGCGTGGCATTACGCGCGGCACCATCGGCCTGCGCATCGCGCGCAAGATCGACAAGATGGCGTACCACGACCAGGTACTGCAGATCGCCGGCGCCGAGCTGGTCGTCAAGGATCCGGCGCAGAAGGAGCACTGATATGGATATGGCGTTACCGAGCCTGATCAAGGAGCTTGCCGAGGTCGTCGGCCGATGAGCCGCTATGTCGTCCAGGCCGGTTGGCAGGATGCCCCCCATCTCTCCCAGCAGGACATTGACGACATGGCCAAGGGCATCTCTCCCCACCAGCTCGACGCCCGCATGAAGGGCATCCCCACCCTCGGCAGCGGGGCGATCTTTCCCGTTCCCGAGGAGGACATCGTGGTCGATCCGTTCCAGATCCCCGGCTGGTGGCATCGTGCCTACGGCCTTGACGTGGGCTGGAAGAAGACCGCCGGGGTGTGGGGCGCCATCGACCGCGACACCGACACGCTCTATCTGTACAGCGAGCACTACCGCGGCCAGGCCGAGCCCACCGTTCACGCCAAGTCGATCAAGATGCGCGGCAGCTGGATACCGGGAATCATCGACTACGCCGGCACCAACCAGTCGGACGGCAAGCGGGTGATGACCCTCTACGAGGACGAGGGGCTGATCCTCTCCCGCGCCGACAAGTCTGTCGAGGCCGGGCTGCTCGAGGTGCTGGACCGCCTCAGCACCGGCCGGCTCAAGGTGTTTTCCACCCTGCAGCACTGGCTCGGCGAGTACCGCCTCTATCGCCGCGACGAGAAGGGCCGCGTCCACAAGGAGAACGATCACCTGATGGACGCCACCCGTTATCTCGTCATGAAGCTCTACCTGGCCACCACCCGGCCGGTCAGCCAGACCCTACAGACCACCGCCCCCGGCGATGCCACCGCAGGATACTGACATGCAGAATGACGCGACCGTCGAGATGACGGACGAGGACCAGCGCAGCCCCGACGAGATCGAGGCCGAGCGTCAGTACATGGAGGAAACGCTCAACGGCCTGGGGCAGAAGCTGCACACCCTAGCCCACGAGCAGGTGGCCGCCCGCCAGCAGATCGAGAACCGCTGGCTCAAGGATCTGCGCCAGTATCACGGCGAGTACACCGCCGACGAGATCGCGCGTATGGACGCATCGGACTCGAGCCAGGTGTACGTCAACATCACGCGCAACAAGACCCGCGCGGCGATTGCCCGCCTGGGCGACATGCTGTTGCCCAACGATGATAGGAATTTCGGACTCAAGCCGACCCCGGTACCCGCGACCAGCAAGGCCAGCGAGGCATTGCAGGGCCAGGGCATGGGTGCCCAGCAGGCCAGCCAGGCGGCGATGATGGGCGGGGCAGGGCAGATCCCCGGCCAGCCCGACCAGGACAGCGAGCAGGAGCAGCTGGACGAAGCCGCGCGCGCGATGCAACAGCAGATCGAGGACGACTTCACCGAGGCGCGCTACAACGCCCATACCCGCGACGTGATCGATGATGCGTGCAAGCTGGGCACCGGCATCCTCAAGGGGCCGACCGTCGTGAACCGGGGTCGCCGCGCCTGGATCACCGACCCGAAAACCGGGCAGAGCGTCATGGAGATCCAGGAGGAGCTACGGCCCAGTTTGGAGCGCGTCGATCCCTGGGACTTCTTTCCCGATATGTCGGCCTGCGACATGCTCGAGGCCGAATTCGTGTTCGAGCGCAAGCTGGTCAACCGCAAACAGCTGCGCGAGCTGGCCGAGCTGCCGGGGGTGATCGCGACCCAGCTGCGCCGTGCCCTCGAGGACGAGGACGGCCAGCACATCGCCCAGGACCGCCGCGACGAGCTGCGCGCCATCACCGGCGTCGATACCGTGGTGTCTGACTCACGCTGGGAGCTGTGGGAATATTCGGGGCCGCTGGACAAAGAGGAGCTGCGCAGCGCCGGCGTGGACGTCGAGGACGACCCGCTCATCGAGTACACCGGCACGGTGCTGATGGTGGGGCCGCACGTCATAAAAGCGGCGATCAACCCGCTCGACACCGACGACCTGCCGTATTCCGTCTTCAACTGGGAAACCGATCGCTCGAGCATCTTCGGCTTCGGCGTGCCCTACCTCATGCGTCACCCGCAGCGCGTGGTCAATGCCGCCTGGCGGATGATGATGGACAACGCCGGGCTGTCGGCAGGCCCCCAGGTGGTGGTCAACAAGCGCGCGGTGACCCCGGCAGACGGCAACTGGACGGTGCGCCCGCGCAAGGTCTGGCACGCCACCGGCGATGCCCCGGTCGATAGCGCCTTCCAGATATTCAATATCCCCAGCAACCAGGGCGACCTGTTCAGCATCTTCCAGGCCGCCCAGCAGCTTGCCGACACCGAGACGAACCTGCCGATCCTGCTGCAGGGCGAGGGCGTCAGCGGTGGACCGGGGGCGAAGACCGCCACCGGCATGCAGATGCTGATGAACAACAGCAACATCGTGCTGCGCAGCGCCGTGAAGAACTTCGATGACGGCATCACCGAGCCCACGGTGAGCCGTTTTTACGACTACCACATGCTTTACACCGACCGCGCTGAGATCAAGGGCGATTTCGACATTCAGGCGCGCGGCTCGAGCGTGCTGGTGGCCCGCGAGGAGCAGCAGGAGAAGCTGATCATGCTGACCCAGGTGGCCGGCGGCAACCCGCTGTTCGCCCAGATGACCAACTGGCACGGCCTCTACAAGGAGATCCTGCGCTCCATGCAGATCCCGGTGGACGCGGTGGTCAAGAGCGAGGAGGAGATCGCCCAGGCCGAGCAGCAGGCGCAGCAGCAGGGCGATCCCGAGGCCCAGCTCAAGCAGGCCGAGATCCAGCTCAAGCAACAGGAGCTGCAGCAGCGCGCGCAGAAGGACCAGGCCGAGCTGCAACTCAAGCAGCAGGAGCAGCAGTGGCAGCAGCAGTACAAAGCCGCCGAGCTGCAGACCCAGCAGGAGGCCAAGATGGCCGATATCGCCCTCAAGGAGGGCATCACCATGGCCCAGCTGGAAACCAAGCTGCAACTGGAGTCCTCGAAGCTCGAGGCCGACATGCAAAAGACCGCCGCCCAGCTGCAGACCACCCGAGACGCCAAGGCCGCCGAGCTGACCGAGCAACAGAACGACCGCCAGGCGCGCGAACAGAACATGGCCAATGGATGGGATAGCTATGGCTAAGCGCATCGACAAGCACAGCGAGACGTGGCAGGCCATCGAGGCCTGGGCCATTGAGCGCCGGGCGCTGGCCACCGCCGACCTTATCCAAGGGGGCAGCACCCCGGGCCATGACGACAAGCGCCGCGGCGAGATCCGCGCCCTGGGCGACCTGCTGGCCCTGACCGGCGGCGACGAGCCACCACCCCACACCCCCGTTGCCTACTAGCCCGCCATCGAGCGGGCTTTTTATTGCCCGGTCATCGGGCACGACCACGCCGTGAGGCGTCACAGCCGTTCGGGAGAACCGCTACATGAATACCCAGGACCAGCCGCTGGACGATCAGCCGCAGGACGACGATTTCGACAACGCTTTCGATGATTACGCCGGCGGCGAGCGGGACGAATCCCGCGACACCGACCGCGACTTTGCCGGTGGCGAGCAGGACGAGGCGAACCAGGACGACGACGGCCAGGGTGACCAGACCGCCGACGACATGACGCCGCGCGAGCGCGAGCTGCAAAGCCAGCTGGAGCGCATCCGGCACAGCGAGGCCAGCCAGCGCGGACGTCTCGGTGCCTATCAACGACAGATCAACGAGCTGCAACGCCAGGTGCAAACGCGCCAGGCGTCGCAGCCGCCCCAACGTGACGGGCAGGCCGCCGAGGGCGACGACCAGCAGCAGCGCCAGGAGGCCGCAGAGGCCATGGGCGCCGATGACTGGGAGACGTTCAAGGAGGACTTCCCCGACATGGCCCGCGCCTTCGAGGCCCGTCTGTCCGCAGACCGGCAGAAGCAGGCGCATCTCGAGCAGGAGGTCGCCGAGCTGCGATCTTCCGTGCAACCCATCCAGCAACAGGCCCAGGAACAACACCTCAAGGATCAGGAAGACGCGCTCGCAGCCCGTCACCCAGATTGGCGAGAGGTGGTCGCTGCGCCCGAGTTTGCTGAATGGCTCAACCAGCAGCCCGATTCCCTGCAAGCCCTCACTAGTTCCGACGACGCCGCCGAAGCGGCCGCGCTGTTGGATATGTACCGGGCACAGCATGGGAGCCCCGAGCCCGCTGGTAGCCGTACAGGCACTCCCGACAAACGGCAGCAACGTCTGGCCGCCGCCCAGTCCGTGGGGCGCCGAGGCGCACCCCGCCAGGGCGCGGTCGATGACGACTTCGACGCTGCCTTCGACCACTACGCCGCCAAGCGCGGCACCCGCTAATACCGTGAGGTAATCAGCAATGGCACAAACCACCTATGGGGAC